TCTAATCCGTCAGGCTTGACAAACGAAGTTGGTGGAACAACCCCTGGATTATGGTCTTACCATATTGCAGGTAACTATGGTTGGTCAGCATATGATCAAGGTGTATGCTCTACACAGTATGGAAATGCTCCTTTATGGTACGGTGCATGTTGGGACGGAAATCCTTGGGGAGGGAATGGTGCAGGTGGTCATGCAAATAATTATTTTTGGACTGGATCAAGTGGAGATTATTATGCATATGGGGCAATATACGTAAAATGAAACCTTTAGTCAATAGACTTAAAATTATTAAAAATATAAGAGTGATTACGTCTGATAGGCATTTTGTTTATAAATTTGAATGGTATAATAATGATGACTTGTTACTATTTGAAATAAGGCAGATACAGGCTTCAGATTTAAACTTACCTTTAGAAAGTTACAATATTCAAGAACTGGTAAACCATAAAAACCTATGTTGTTTTAGTATAGATATCAATACCTTGTTTATAGAAGAAGTCGAAGTATAATGGCCACACTAAAAAACACCACTATAAACGACACTGGCAATTTAAGATTACCCGCTGGTACTACAGCACAGCGTCCAGGAACACCTGTTGTGGGCGACATTCGTTATAATACTACAACTGGTTATGGAGAAATATACACAGCGAACGGTTGGGCTATTTTAGGACAAAGTCCTCCAACAGTTTCAGGTGTAAGTCCCTCTACATATAATGGGAACGCAGGTACAGAATTTACTATTACAGGTGCTAATTTTACTAACGATGCTATTGTAAAATTTATCACTAACGATAATACAGAATATGCTGCACAGACTGTAACTTTTGTAGATTCTACAACCATACGAGCCACTACTCCTCAAGATTTTACTGTAGCACAAGAACCCCTAGATGTTAAGGTCGTTCAGGCTGCAGGATCTTCAACAAAGTTAGATTGTATTGATTGCGGCGGATTACCTAGCTGGTCTACAGCCGCAGGCACCCTAGGAACATATGACTATGCTAACACTACAGGTCAAAGCGTTAATATAACAGTTACAGCCACAGACCCGGACGCAGGTGATAGTGTAAGTTATAGCATAGCATCTGGGTCTTTACCTTCTGCCTTATCTCTTAATGCTAGCTCGGGTGTAATATCGGGGACACTGGCAGAGCCCGGTGCAAGCACAGTAACTACAAACTTTACACTAAGAGCTACAGATATAGCAGGTAATACTAGTGATCGTGCATTCAGCATTGTTAGAAGATGGTTAGACGGATCTTCATCAGCCCAAGCATCTACAAGTGCCGCTGATATATACAGTTTAACAAGCGGATCTGCTGCTAGTGGTGTATATTGGATTAAGCCAAGCGGATATGCAACTGCTTTTCAAACTTATTGCTTAATGAATAGTTTCGGTGGATTCCATTGGATGTTAATGTTTCTGGTCAGGGATGCCAGTGCTTCATCCGCATTTGCTTATGATGCTAGCTATTGGACAACAAGAACCCCGATTAATGTAACTTCAGGTAATTTAAACTATATCAGTAATACTAGCACAGATGTGGCCACTGATATTGTAGCATCATATGCTTTTAGATATTTGGCCTGTAGTTTTTATGGTAGAGATTCTAATCTTACAACGTATCTTATAGGTAGTGCTACAGATAACACTACTCACTTACTCACTGCTTATACCAGTGTTGGGTTGACTATGTCTAAAACTGGTGCAGGGTCGGATGCTGATTCTGTAAGGGATTATAGTTATAGCTTAGAAGGTGGAGCTGCAACATCTGGATACCCACAATGGGGTACTCCGGGAAATCAATGGAGATACAATCAATCACAAAACTACAGCAACGGATATTCATATGCTAGATTTGGACAGGCTATGGCTACAGAAAACTATCAAAGTTATTTCTATAGCAATAATGGTAGAGGTCTCGGTATTAAGTCTACTCTAGGTGGAGGTAGTTATGCTGCTACAGCAGGATTTGGCTATGTTAATTCTAGAACCAATGCAGGTGGCTCAAGTCCTAGCGGATCTATAAACAATTCTAGTAAAGTAGAAATTTGGGTGAGATAATATGGCCACACTAAAAAACACTACTATAAATGATACAGGATTCCTACAATTACCTGTAGGTACAACTGCACAACGTCCAGCAAGCCCTGCAAATGGTTATATGCGTTATAATACTACTACAGGATTTGGTGAAATTTATAATGCGTCTGCAGGACAATGGTTAAACTTTGGATTATCTCCTACTTTATCAGTAGAGTATCTTGTTATTGCTGGTGGTGGGGGAGGCGGAGGAGACGGTGGGGGAGGCGGCGCAGGTGGTTATAGAACTTCAACAGATACGGGAATTACAGTTAATACTTCATATACCGTGACAGTAGGGGCAGGAGGTAATGGAGGTAGCAGTAATAGTAATGGTAATCAGGGCAGCGATAGCATTTTTTCAACTATAACCTCTACAGGAGGTGGCGCTGGTGCCACAACTGCAGGAACTAGTCCGGGGGGCAATGGTGGTAGCGGCGGAGGTGGCAGCAGAGGACCTAGTGTAACCTCGGGTGGTTCAGGTACAGCAGGACAAGGAAACAATGGTGGATCTGGTGTCTATGCCTCTCCAAACTATGGATGCGGAGGTGGTGGAGGGGCAGGTGCAGTAGGCGGAAATGGGTCTTCAGGTGGTGGTGGCGCTGGCGGTGCAGGTTTATCTAGTTCAATTTCTGGATCAGCAGTAACATACGCAGGTGGCGGCGGCGGCAATAGCTATAACGGAGGAACAGTAGGATCTGGCGGAAGCGGTGGAGGTGGTGCAGGAGCTACAGGTAGCGGCACCGGGGGACATGCCACATCCAATTCGGGCAGCGGTGGAGGTGGTGGTGGAGGTGGATCAGGTACATCGGGAGCAGGTGGTAACGGTGGGTCGGGAGTTGTAATACTTAGATATCTTCAATCATATTCAGCAGCATTTAGTGCCGGATTAACCGCAGCAACAGTAACCACTGCAGGATACAAAATTAGCACAGTTACAGGAGGCACAGGAACTGTTATCTTTACAGCGGGGTAATTATGTTTACACGAAGCACACTGCTGTAAATGATACAATATCTGTAGTTTAATAAACTAAATATAACATGCGCTTCAGAGAATTTACAGAGGATATAGAAGGTCTTACTCATCATAAACAACAAATGATGGAGATCTTCAAATTATTTTTACCTATCGCTATGAAAGTGCTTGAACTTGATCATCTTCCTCGCATGATATTTCAAGCACACATACATGATGAACATCAACCTACATTTGGCAAATATGTAAACGATGAACGAGCATTATATGTAGCCCTAATGAATCGTCATCCTAACGATATATTACGCACTGTAGCACATGAACTCTGTCATTTCAAACAAGATACAGAACATCAACTCAACCCAGAAAGTGGCATAACTGGTAGCCCAGAAGAAAATCAGGCTAATCAAATGGCAGGCATTATCATGCGCCATTTTAATAAACAATACCCACAATACCTCAACGCCAAACCAATTACTACATAAAAAACCCCGGAATTACCCGGGGTTGTTATTATATGGCTATGCCCTTATATTTTTATTTTCTGCCGCCTGTGGCATTAACGAAATCATACATCTTTTGTGCTGTTTCTAGAACTTTATCTAGTCCTGGAAATTCTGGCATGCCGATTGAAGTAACAATCTGACCTGTCTTTTCATCACGCTTAACAGAACTTTCCCAGCCCTGCCATTTGTAAGTATATTCTGCTTGAACTAGATCTTTGGCCATTGCTAGAATATCTGTGCGGATTTCATAGCCATTTTTATTAAATTTAACTTCGGGTAGTTTCATATCTGGAATAATTTTATCACTGAAATTTGACATAGTATTTCTCCTTATGTGTGTATGTCTTATGTTAGGCTTTTTGTGCTGCACGACTTTGTGCAGACCAGGCATCCCAACCGGCCTTAAACCAATCGATGCTAAATGGATTTATTAATTTTTCTATTTTTGTATGTAGTACTTCTCTACCACATGTTGAAATAATATTGCTTGTGGCTTCTACAGCCGAGTGCAAAAATTTAGTTTGTGCGTCAACATAGATAATCATATCTGCTTTGATATCTGGATGACGTACATATTTTTCTACAAATTGCCTCTTGGCATTTTGTACACTGTCGATGAATAGTAAAGGTTGATTAAACATTATGTGTCTCCCTGTATGTAATATTTTACTAGATTATTTATAATATGCAATCTATTTGAATAAAAAAGTACAGGTAAATCCTACTACAATAATCAATACTGACCACAATCCTAATATTTTATAATACTTTGTTAAAGGGGTACCGAAATAACTCTTACCTACTGCTACACATTTATGCGCAGGGCTTAGTAAGTATCCTGCATATTCTAATGCAAAGAACCATAAAAAATATTGTTGACCATATAACTGTGTTAATAATACTGCCATGGCTACAAAACGTCCGCTTGATCCTAATAGTAAACTACTGCTAAATGCAAGTCCGGATACTAGTAGAAATCCTTTTAGAGTTTCTAGATCAAAACTAGATTCTTTTATGTAGGCAGTAATTTCTTTTTCATAACCTTTTACATAATTGCCAAACACAATAATTACAGCGACTATAGCAATTACTTCCCAATTTACATAGAACAGCAGTTTCTTAATATCCCATGTTCTAGTAATTAGGCAATAGTACAGAGTAAGCAGACCAAAAGCCCATGCTACATCTATACCTTTTATAGTGGCTGCTATGGCTGCTATCATAGGAACTACATTTCTGACAATTTCGCTTATCTTGAAATTAAAATCAGTTATCGGTGTAACGACAACATCTGTTTCTTTTACAGCATACAATATGTAAAGTATAATCAGAGCGATGCTTGCAACCAGCAAAGGCCACATGATCTGCATGAATGCCAGCCATGTTAGACCAAATGCTGCTATAGGCACTAGCACAGTGGCTTCTAATGGACTCCAAAGATAGTAGTGATGTGTGCTTAAATAATCTACAACACCGTAGTGTTCTCTACCTGCCTGTCCACGTTTAGGAGCCACAGTATCCAACATGCCCGCACTAACAGTGACACGACCAGATATAGGCAATAATCCGCCCACAGCACTTAATATAGCTATCAGTGCTCTATTACTTTTTACAACCTGTTTAACATAATAGAAAAAACTATTGAATAGTTGATTATCTTTGATTAGGCCGACTGCCATAAAAACAAAAATAATCATGAGCAGATATTCTTGCCCTTTAAGGAAGATCATACAAAGTTAACTCCTATACTAATACGTTCTCCAAATGTTTTTTTAATTTCCACTCTATGGGACAACCAAGCTGGCCAAAGCATCAACCTTCCTTCTTTGGGAGGATAAAATACACATTCTTCATCTGTACCATCTGCTGGCCAATTTCCTATATACATATGGGGATTGGGATTCTTAAATCTTAATTTCGCATCAACTCCATCACTTTTATGATAGTATACTCCTGCTACTCTAACGCCCGGATGAACATGTTCATGATAAAAACTACCTTTATCAAAGAAATTAAACCAAGATCCATCTAATTTGAGCAGATTCCCTTTATAATTTAAATTGTGAGCGAATGCATGAACTGCCTGCACTACAAAATCATTAAAGTTGGATAATTTAAATTTAACTATATCATTTACATGTTCATCGTCATCGAACCTAAAAGTAGATTCTATTCTACCTGTGTAAAGAGACAAAGATTTATGTTGTCTAATATCAGGTAATGCTGTTTCTATTTCTTTATTGATAATTTCCAGTTCGGTAGGAGGCAAATCTACAGCAAAAATTGGAGTAGGGAATACATAATCTATCATAGAGCACCTATCATACGTTCATATGCTTCTTTTATCTTTGATCGATTAAGAATAAATCCGAAAAAATTTAGATACTTACGTTTGGTTAACCATTCTTCATCTTGTTTATTCATGTCTCTAACAATAAAGTCTAAATTACGTTCAGTTATAGGAATAAGTTGGGCAAGAGGAGTTCCTGCCTTAATCATATGATTACCAGGACTTAGATTATTCCAATACCCTTGCACATTAAGTTCGCTGCTGACTCCTGGATCTAAAATACCTATACAACTTTGAAAACTAAAATCATCTGGGTAAGGTAGAGGAATCATAAGAAATTTAACTCCTTTAGGTGCAATCACATGCCATGGTGTGTTAATTTTTAAAATACTTTTTGTAGCCCATGGAGGTTTAGGAATGAATTTGGTTATAGGAGCGTTCCAAGTTTGTTCTTGCAGTGTATCTTTCTCCAACAGAGTGTTTAACTGTTTATCTGGAATAGTTAACCTGAATTTCAATCCGTCAGTTTCTAATTCTACATCATGCCAGGCTGGTATTATAAAACCAGTACCAAATGTATCAAAAATTCCTGGACATTTGTATATGTGCATTTCTTTTTTATCTTTATTTTTAAGATAATCTTGACGGGCAACATAGGCCCATTTTGGTACAACTTCTTTAGCCGGTTTGATAGGAAAGGTTTCCGCCAGTCCTAATACTGACGAAAAAAATACAATATTATTCATTAGTATTCCAGTTCTTCAGTGCTCATAGGAGCATGAAATCTAATATTCATTGCAATGTTTACCCTATGATGGTCGGAAAAGTTATGTTCTACTTCATGAGGAACCCAAGCAGGCCATACCAGCAAGTCCCCATTTTTAGGGCTAAATGTTATTGGACTTGTAAAAGGTGCATACGGATTGCAACCTTCTGTTAGATTAATAGGATTGTAAAAAACAATGTCGCCTGTGCCCGCAGCGTCAATATAGTAGACAGCCACATAATGCCATAACTTATGTTCGTGTAAGGCATTTTTTCCACCAGGCTTATTGATATTAGTCCAATACTTAATTTCACTACCTTTAAATGTTTTGGTTTTTTTTGGATAGATAGGGTCAGTCTGCTGGTAGTGATAACCTGCCTGTGTTACGCTGTCCCTTACTTCATTGATTAGCCAATCGATATTATCATACAAAAAATAACTACGCCAACATCCTCTATTAGTCCATGCGATTGTTTCGTTATTTTTTTCATGTTCTGCCCAGGCTTGATCAAGTAGAGATTTTCTTTGTTCTTCAGTTCCTACATTAGCCTTGTAAAATAAGTCTGCATGAACAATTGGTAATCGTTTAATCATTTTTCACCACAACTATGTATAATCCATTCCACCATTGATCTGCACTTTCGACCTGATTGAGCATCATTTTACTATATATGGGCATTAGGTTAGATTCTGCAATACCTTCATTAGCACCTTGAACAACTCCGTCCCAGTTAGCATCATCAAATATAAGGATAGCAAACTTATCTAAACAATCTTTATAATAGTTTACAGCTCTACGAACTGATTCTTTGTCATGCGGACCATCATAAAAAAATAAATCTATGTTTTTAATATTTGTCTTATCTGCTGTAAAACAATCGCTGTCCACTACAACAGCGTCACTACGTTTAATATTATCTATGAAAATATGTTTATCATTATTTGGCATTTCAAATAAGCCTGTTTCAGGTTGTAGATTTTCACTCCAGTTATCTACAAAATGAACAGCAATATCGGGATTCATAGCAACTGCTGTGCCAGTAGCGCCTAGAGCGCAGCCCACCTCCAGATAATTTTTACAATGAAAAGACAATCCGTGAAGCAATTGTTGAACCCTGGAACTGGTTAATCCAATAGTATTAATATTAAGTTTAATATTAACGCTATCCACAAGTTCTTTTGTAACAGCCAATACTAATGGGTTAGTTTTAATATTGGATTTTGCTTCATAAATTTTATCGCAAAAATTACATTCCCAGCAATCAAACTTACAGTTTTTAATCTTTTTACGCCAAGCATAAATGGGCTTTTCAACTAAATTAGTTTCATTAATATATTCATCAAATGTATCAAATAGAATTTCTTTATCATTGGCAAAATTTTGTATGATAGATATAGTTTCAAATAACTTAGTAGAACTTTCTCTACCATGCATTTTAATAACATCAACATACTGTAATAATTCGATCCAGTCTTCTCTCCATGGAGTAAAGTTTGCTGTCTTTAAAGGAGTGCTAGCATCTTCTTTATCCCATTTCGGACAACTTACTCTGCTGATAGGATCGTTAAAATACTGAGGGGCTGTTCCCAGTCTAGAATTATTAAAATGAAAGTGTTCGTCCATTACCGGACATCCGCCTAAACATCCTTCATTAGCCAGCAATGATAACTTAATGTTATATTTTGTTTTAACCTTAAGCATTTTTTCAAGCATATCCCTGTCACGCATTAAATCTCTGTCTAGGTTAACATAATGATAACCTGCTTCTGCTAATTTTGCAACTTCTCCGGCGGTGTTTGGATTTCTTAAAATAGTGTTTTTAATATACAACTCTGGAAATTCGGATTGAATCTGCTTTGTCATCATCCAATGTGTATGTGGAATGGTGGCTGACCTAATACCAGCAGCATATAATTGGCGAAAATTATGAATAAAAAGATCTAGGTTGCGTTGATCAGGTCTAACTAAAGTATTGTTAAATGTAGCACTTATAGGAATGCCAAGTTTTTCTTGAATTTCTAAAGCAGTTTCTATTGCTGCTATTTCACCTTGTACAAATACATCCCCCATAGCGTCCTGAATAAAAGGAGGCATCCTACTGGTAAAATATAAATCATATATCCAGTCTTTATAATCTTCTAAAAAACTAATAAAAAGATTGAATTGTGCAGAATTTAACTTTGGGTTTATTGGTACACTAAAAATTTTCATTTATAAATCATATTTGCTTGACTCTGTTATTCCTAGATCCTGCTGTTGATTAGCAGGCATGTTATAACCAAATCTATTATGTATGAGGATATTTAACGCCTCAATACCTGCACATGATTTAATTTCGGTTTCTACCAGTTGTTTTTTAGCCAATAATGTTGCCACTTCTTGATTATATGCTGCAATAGCACTTATAACTCTATTTGCCATTTCATTAACCGTTATCCCTCTACTCTGCGCTAGAGATGTTAATAGAGGAGTAACAACAGAATTATCTGCTACATATGCTTCGGCTTCAGATCGCTGTTGTGCCCAACTTATTTCTTCTAATTTAGAAACAGGTAAATTGATTTGCGAAAATCTTTTATCATAAACATCATCTAAAATTTTTCTTAGTAATGCTTTCATAAAAGCAGCACCATTAGCCTTGTCCGTGTCAGTAAGGTAATATTTCACCTTAGTGCCTTCGGGTTCATCGCTACTTAAAATATTATTGAGCTGTTCGTTAGCTGCGGTGCCTGCTCTTACACTGAGATATCCACTGTAGTTTCCTGCAAACTTCCAACCCATAGCTACTTCTTCAGTTAACACTGTGGCTTTTAAATGTTCATATTTCGCAATATCTTTAATGCTATCATCTAAGAAGCCAACAACATAATCTTGATATTGTCCCGCTCTACGAACTAATCCTAGTTCTTGGTCACTTACTGATTTGAATAGTAGGTACATCGCCAGTTCCTTCCTGTGATAGATATAATTGTTTAGACAATTCAGTTACAGGCGCAGATGAACCTAACTTTTGAATATTTTCATTTATATTGCTAAGTAGGCTATTGGTACGCATCTCATTTCTGACAAAATAATCACAGGCTATCTGCATAACCTCATATTGCTGATCAGTTTCTAGCATACTAACTGCTTCCATGTTGCCAACTCCTGCACGCCCATATGCTATCATGTCTAATGCAGTTTGTTTGGCCAACCTTAATGTCCAATAATGTCTTTCTAATTTCTCTGCTTCTACAGGGTCATCGATAAGATCCATGATCCTGCGACCATCTTCCAGATATGCCTCTGGTGTAGCATTAAATTCATCTATTAATTTGAGATACATATCACGTTCTACATATGCATCACGCAGCCTAATAATACTTTTATGCTGCATTCTCTGTAACTTTACAATTTCTAAATCATGAAGTTTCTTTTGAGCAACGCTCTCGGTTTCTGCTTTTAGCTCCTCTTGAACTTCTATTTCGAAAAATATCTTTTGAACTTCATACTCCATGCCCTCCACTGCTGCTTCTCTAGTGTTTAACTCTAACAAATATTGCTTAATTTTAGCATATGGCGTTATTTGCGCATTACCAATGAAGTTTTTTACTTTAAATTCCGGAACTACCCATTTTTGGTTTAAGGATTGTGCTATTAGGTTTTTTTGATGCTCTGTTAAAAATCCTGTATTTGTCGTTAACTTGTCTGCTGTATAATTAAATCTCTCTGCGGGAATGTTAACCTTTCCACACACAATGTCCCGAACTGCCCCCAGGGACACCTGTTCTAACTGATCCTGAACCGAGTTCGTATCCGGTTTCTGTAACATAACTAAATCTCCATCCTCTATTATTTTGTCCATTTGTGCAATCGTACATGCCCATCAAATATTGATGATCTTGGCCCATATCATAGTTTTCTTCGCCACTATCACCAACAGGTTTTCCTGTAGTTCCTAAGTTTACTTCAGTAGTAAGGTTCCAACGTCTAAGATTATAGCCACCGCAATAAGTTCCTTCGTTGCCACAATATCCTCTACTAAGTTTACTGTTAATACCTTTTTGTTGACTACCACTACCGCTAACAGTTCCAGAAGTATTGACTGTCATTGTACTACCGCTTGCGAAACTATATTTATGAGTAGCATCTCCCCAGGCAAATGCTTTTAATTCATCGCTGATAGTGGCTACGCCACTTTGCATACTGTCGCCACTCATACTGGTCTGGCCAGTAGCACTCATAACTTCTGTCGTGCCGTTAAAAAAATCTATACCAGAATTGCCACCCCCAACTAACCAGGCATAAGTCTGTTCTTTAAAAAAAGTACCCACATCATTACGTGAAACTGTCATGTTCCAATTAGTATTAGTGCCTGCATTAGTTTCAGTTGCAAGATTAAAAGCACTTGTAGTCACGCTGGTTCCTGGCCATGTATTATCTGTAGACCACAAAAATCCTTTGGTTGTTGTGCAAAAACCGCTGGTATAAGCGCCCGCATAACTTAACAAATCGCCTAGATTTGTCATTACGTCAGTGGCATGTACCATACGATTAACATTACGCCAAGGACTAGAATCCTTATAACCACCCATAACATAGCCTGTTGTTATAATTTGTCTATAGGTAAAGGCTGTTCCAAAAGGCTGAGATTCGTTATCAATAGGTTTCCAAGTATTTCCTATAAAAACTTCCATTGCACCAGCAGTAGCATTATATATTACTTGACCTTCTACTGGGCTGGCAGGTCTAGTTGCGGTGGTAAATGTAGGAACATTTATTCCTGCATTATCAGCATACTTGGTTGTGTTATAATAAAATGCCATCAGTTATCCTTTCCATGCACAAGCGCCCGAACTACCACCTGGTACACCTGTTCTAACAGAACCTGCTCCAAGTTCAACTCCAGAATCTGTAGCATAGGTAAATTTCCATCCTCTATTGTTTTGGGCTCCATCGTAACATCCGTGCATATACTGGCGTTCCTGTCCCATATCAAAGTTTTCTTCACCACAATTTCCCACAGGCTTGTTAACATCTGCTCCTGCTGAAGTTTCAGTGGTTAAGTTCCAACGACGTAAAACATATCCACCATTCCAATTACCATTTCCTCCACCATAACCTTTACCTACTTTAGAACTAATACCTTTTTGTTGACCATGAACACCTCTTACACTGGACGCACCGTTGTCAGTTATACTAGATCCTGTGCCTGTAGCAAAAGTAAATTTGTTTCCCGTGCCGTCATTCCAGGCAAATCCTTTAAGTTCATCACTAAATGATCCTAATCCTTGGGTGCCGCCGCTTCCTGAATCATTAATCGTGCTGGAAACACCAGAAGCACTCATAACTTCTGTAGTCATATTAAAAACGTCCATGGCATTAGATCCGCCGGATCCCCCAACAGTCCAAGCATAATAGAATTCTTTCCATAGGTTACTCAGATCCCCTCTGGCCACAGTCATATTCCAATTTGTGTTTAAGCCTGCGGAAGTTTCTGTTGCTAAGTTAAAAGCACTGGTAGTTACGCTCGCCCCTGGCCATGCTGTTGTACATGACCATAAAAATCCTTTTGTTAAACTAACACATCCTTTAGTGTAGGCACCTGGTTGACTGAGCAAGTCGCCTAAATTAGTGCATACATCTGTAGCGTGATTTAAACGATTCACATTACGCCATGGACTAGAATCTTTATACCCACCCATCACATATCCTGTGGTAATAATTTGTCTGTATAAGAATGGTCTGCTTTGTCCAGTTTCTAAATCAACTACATTTTTCCAAAGTCCTGAATCATAGATCTCCATTCTGTTAAGAGTAGTATTATAAATCACTTGTCCGTCAACTGGGCTAGCTGGTCGAGTGGCTGTTGTTAACACAGGAACACGTAGGCCATTTAAATCCCCAACATTGGTATTGTTTACATAAAGTGTCATAGTATTATTTCCATACGCAATGCCCAGAACTCCCTCCAGGAACACCCGTTCTAGTCGATCCTGCTCCTAGTTCACTACCGGATTCTGTTGAGTAAGTAAATCTCCAGGTTCTATTGTTTTGTGCTCCATCATAACAGCCTAGCATATATTGTTTTGTTTGTCCCATATCAAAGTTTTCTTCTCCGGTATTTCCTATGGGTTTAGCCACAGTCCCTAAACTGCTATCAGTGGAAAACTGTATCCTACGAAGGTTATATCCAGCATTATAACTACCCTCGTTACCAAACCAACCTCTGCCTATTTTACTATTAATTCCTTTTTGTTGAGCATGAGTTGTTAGATCCCCTGGCTTGTTCGGAGCATATATTCTAAAAAGATTGTTTGTAATTTTATCATCTGGAGGAGTCGCAAGATATGCCCCAGATAAAATGTTGTATGCCATGCCTGTGCTAAACACAAACTTACCTGCGCCATTATTACCATATACATAAGCATGTTCTTCACCGCTTATACCTGAACTGCCTGTACCATCGTAATATCCAGTATAAGTTAATCCAAAACCCGATGCAGGTGAAACTAGTGTAAGCATAGTTTCATTAGTTAAGTTAAATTGATCTACATCATTTCTATTAGCACCGCCTACGATAAATGCCCATTCTAACTGATTAAAAATAGTAGCAGGATCTTCTCTGCCAACCTTTATATTCCAACTGCTACTTGTTCCTGCTGTGGTTTCAGCAGCGAGATTAAAAGCACTAGTAGTTGTGCTACTACCAGGGAAGCTATTATCTGTAGACCATAAAAAACCTTTACTAATACTGCAAACACCACTGGTATATGCCCCGGCATAGCTTAAAAGATCGCCTAGATTAGTGCAGACATCTGTAGCATGTACCATTCGATTAACATTACGCCATGGACTAGAATTTTGATAACCACCCATTACATAACCAGTGGTTATAGTCTGTCTAGTTAAAAACACACTACGTCTTATATCTTCTGCACTTTTCCAAACAGCAGCATCGCTGTCATAAATTTCCATCCTGCGATTGGTAGTATTATAAACTATCTGACCTTTTACAGGACTTGCTGGTAAACTTGCTGTTGCGAGTTGCGGAATATTGGTTGTATTTGAATCGAATATTATAGTGTTATTATCTTTAAAGGCCATTACTGACCTCCTAGTCTACGTTTTAACTCATCAATTTCACGTTGCTGTTCCTGTATGGCTGCTATTAACAATGGAACTAGCCTTTCATATTGTACTGTTTCATAATCAACACTTACAGGACTAGGCTTAACTACTTCTGGAAGGACTGCCTTAACACTTTGAGCACTGACACCGATTTTAACTTCATCCTCTTGCCCGAGTTCTTTGGCTTTATCATTAGGTCTATAATAAAATGCATCAATTGCCTTGACTTTTTCTACAGCATTTTCTACAGGTCCTATAACATTTTTTAATCTTATGTCTGAGTAGTTTGTAACTACATCACCTGCACAATAGAAATGACTGCGCTGCCATACTCTACCATCGTATAGTTGAATAGTCCAATCTGTTCTACCATTACCTACCAGCACTAATTCATTAGGATTTGTGCTATTGCTGAATATATTACCTGGACCACCAGTTCCGTTAGTGCCATATGCAGCACTTTGATTACCAGCCCAAAATATTCCCCAACCGTTGGCGCTACCTGGTGTTCCAGCAAATAAGTCTGACCAACCGCTATAGTCTTGTGACATAAAGACCTGACAGTTACTATCCCCACTTCCTGAAGCAGTAACAGAACCTACAAATCTTCTAGCATATAAATCAGCACTGGCATCTCTTGCTGCTATTGTTGATGCTGTAGCAGCAGAAGCACTATTAAGGCCGTCTAATAAATCAGCGTCTAATCCACTGGTTGTGCCATCATTTCCTTGATGCCATATAGCATTTCCGTTAATATAGGCGGCATCCGGACTGACTTGAAAATCTGGTGTGCCAGTTACCAAGTTTCCACTTACATCTATCTTCAAGTAATCTGGGGAAGATTCAAAATAACTTATACCATATCCAGGGTTTCCAGAATTATACTGCCAAACAAAATTATTTGCACTGTTCAAACCAGTTCCATACAATCCGGTTGTCTGAACTTTACCACCGGCGTAAATATCACCACCAACTCCTAGACCACCATTTATTATCTGTAAAGCACCTGTAATCGTTGAACTTGCTGCTGTATTGCTGGTTATAATAATGTTGCTGCCCGACAGTGTCAGTGTTGATGTATATACAGGGGCATTAGATCCTGCACTCATTAAGAATTGACCGTATGAACCCGGTCCTATAAATGCTGTGGTATTCGCAGCACTCTGGTAGGGTATTTGTCCTACACTACCGGATAGAATGTTCTTAGCTAAACCGACCTGTTGAGTCGATGTATTTGCTGCTAATAATATTCCTGCTGTGGCCGCGAAACCTACTTGCTGAGTAGAAGTATTACCCGAATTCAATATGTTGGCTGTAGCAGCATTACCTACATATATACTTCCTGTGTTAGTATAAGTTGGCGCACTTGTACCTGCGCTGACTAGGATCTGTCCAGCAGTTCCTGGACCGGCGAATGATGTAGCACCTGCTCCTGTTTGATATGGGATTTGTCCTGCGGTACCTCCTGCTACATTAGTTGCAGCATTAGCAGTTCCAGTTAGATCCCCTACAAATGTTGTAGCTGTTACAACAGTGCCTACTACCAAACCACCCGCGATGCCAGCACCGCCACGTACCTGTAGAGCACCAGTATTTGTACTACTTGCTCCTGTGGTGCCTACATATAGGGCACCTGCACCTTTGTAAGTTCCATAGGTTGTGCCAACATAAACACCATTAGATTCAGAGCCTTCACTATAAAATTCTAAGTATCCGGTGTCATTGGCCCATCCTAAAAATGCGTCCTTATCACTGCCTTTGTAATAATGGAAGATAAAGCCAATGTCTTGTCCGTCGTCTGTGGTCCATGTATGATTACCTCCCTCAGAACCTGGAGGAACGTGCATGTTCCATAGATTATCTGTGAATACCGTGTTTGTTGAATATACGTAAGTAGCTGTTCCAGCAAATGTAACTTTGCCATTGAATAGTGCATTCCCGTGAACAGATAGTTCCTTAGAGATCCAAGCACCGCCTGCTGTGTAGAAAGAATTGGCTGTATTGGTGCCAGTGTTTGAGGTCGTGTCATTTATAGAAAGGGTACCACCTAAAGCAACACCATTAGCAAAATAACTATCACCTGTAACTCCTAACCCACCTGATGAAACTATAAGGCTCTGAGCACCTACACTGGTAAGATCTCCTGTTCCACCGGAGAAACTGCCAGTTGAAGACCAATAAGGCAGACCTGTAGATCTTGCTCTAATAAATTGATCAGCGGTTCCTGGGCCAAAGAAACTGGTAGCTCCTGCACCTGTTTGATATGGGATTTGATAGGCTGTGCCATTTTCTAAATTTGTAGCAGTATTAGCAGTGACAGCAGTAGGTCCGCTGGGTCCTTGTGGGCCTTGCGGTCCTTGTGGACCTGTGGCTCCGCTTGGCCCTGTAGTTCCTTGCGGTCCGCTGACACCTTGTGGACCTCTCGGACCTGTAGGTCCTTGTGGACCAGTTGATCCCTGCGGTCCTTGTGGTCCTTGTGGGCCTGTTACACCCTGCGGTCCTTGTGCTCCTGTGTATCCTTGTACACCTGTAGGACCTCTAATTTCTCCTGCATCAGACCAAGCTGAACCTGTCCATATCCATAAATGACCGTCATCGGTTAGATATCCATCACCGCTATTACCACCGTAAGAACTAGGATAACCTGGTAGACTTGTATAGTTTGTAGCTGTACCTTGTATTGTAACACTGGTACCGTCTGCACCACGTGGTCCCTGAGGTCCCTGAGGGCCTACGACACCTTGCGGTCCTTGTGCCCCTGTTACGCTCGGTCCGCTCGGTCCTTGAGGTCCTTGAGGACCAGCATCACCTCTATTACCGTTGGTAGCAAAAGTTATAGCGACAACTTCGT